ATCGTAGTCTTTGCAACCTACCAAACCCATCGGCATGCTGCCAAGCAACAATGAACACATCGCAAGATTCAATAAACTTTTTTTGTTCATGTTAAAAATGTTAAGTGTTAATTTTATGTTGTTTGTTGTTGTTGACAATTAAGAGGAGTGAGACCCCACATATTGTCGTGGTATTGAAACTTATTTTCCTATTTTATCCCAGTTTTTAGATGTTAATTTTTTAATTGTCTCTTATGAAGAGAGACTTAATTTTTATAAATTGCGATGTGTCAATATTTTATGGAAAGCCAAATAATAGCTGAAATCAGCACAATAGCCATTTATTCTAAAAAATCAAAAAAAAGAAAATTTTTTCTTGATTTATTTCGTTATTTCTGAAATATATATTAACTTTGCAAGCAATTAAGTCTCTCTTCATAAGAGAGACTTAATTTTTTATATATCTAAATATATGGGATTCAATTGAATCTTATCCCCGTAAATTTACCCTGTCACTTAGTTTTTTTACTTGCAAGATTGCTCTTTATTAATCCAACTTTTGGCTGCGAAAGCCGAGTGTCTTCAAAACGGCGAGAGCCGTCGCGTAAGCGGACCGATGCTGCCCATTGAGATAGATCTCAGTCGGTCGAGGAGTGCCTCGGCACGCTCGTGCCACATCTTTGCCGATTCCGGCAGTGTCACCGACAACCAGCCGTGCAAGACACGGCACACCAAAAATTCCCGTATCAGTTCGCGATATTTGCAGTTTCCCGTTTTCCGTTGCCCGTTGTCCGCAGTTAGTATGGTGCCTAAGTCTTGAGTTGTGAGATCCGAATCAAAATTAATCATTATGCATTGTGCATTATGCATTGATGGAGCATTATGCATTGAATTAAGATTATGCATTATGCATTGTGCATTATGCATTGTATTAACCGCTTCTTCAGCGGCAAGTGCGAGCAGGTTATTGATACGTTCGATGTTTGCTTCCTCACAGATGTCGAAAGTCTGGTGTAGCCGGTGATGGTTATCGGCAGTGAGAGCCACGTCGGCTGCCACATAGGCTATATTGGCGATCTCCCTGTAGAGATCTTCAAGTTTGAATGTCATGTTTTTTTTTGTTTTTTTGGTCACTAAATCAATTAGCAAGTAGCAATTATTAATTAGCAATTAAATCCTGCTAATGGCTAACTTACTAATTGCTAATTACTAATTGCTAATTGCTAAGGGGTTTTCCGTTCCGGTCGCTTACGGCGGTTGACCGCCTCAGAGATGATCTTGAGACACACCTCCGCGAGTGCGGAATACTGTGGCGTGTCGGTCTTGCAGGTTATGGCGAACCATTCGGCAACCGCAGAACTCACTATATATTGATGAGACGCCGAGGCGATAGTGTCGACTGTGGCATTATTATAATTGGAAGGCATCTGAAGTGTTAACTCCAGAGACTCGTCTGCACCGGGGAGGTCATTACTGCCGCTCACCTGTAGGCTTACAAGATACTCGCTGAGTTTGGTTTTCAGATTGTTGAATGCAGTGTCGATGCTGCGCAGAATCTGGTTGGCACACTCTTCATCGTCGTTTGCCTGCATGTTAGCCACCTGTTCATGGTTAGAGCCGTCATGTCGACTCCGTCCCGTGAGATATGTCTTATTCTGAATGTCATAGACAATCTCATTAAGATTCAAATTTATATGTATCGTTTGCATTTTTTTATGTCTTTTTGTCTTTGGTTGTTGGTCTTTGGTCTTTGGTCGCTGGTTGTTGGTTGTTGGTTGTTGGTTGTTGGTCTTTGGTCGCTGGTCTTTGGTCGTTGGTTTATAGTATATGGTGTATGGTTTAAGAATAATCTGAAAACTTACTATTCATAACTAATAACTAATAAACTAACGACTCCACTAATGACTAATGACTAATTCACTAATGACTAATTCACTAATGACTCCACTAATGACTAATGACTAATTCACTAATGACTCCACTAACGACTAATGACTAATTCACTAATGACTCCACTAACGACTAATGACTAATTCACTAACGACTCCACTAACGACTAATGACTAATTCACTAATGACTCCACTAACGACTAATGACTAATTCACTAATGACTAATTATCAATTGCCCTTCCTGACCGGTCTTCTCCTGTGATAAAGCTTTCGTTCGGCTTCCGTGAGGAGGCGTGAAGCCTCACCGGCGTATGACTCCGCTTTCTCTTGCCAGGTGATGCGGAACCATCGGGCGGCGATGTCGGCTACAAGATAAGAGAATATGTCGGTACGCAGCGACGGCGTCAGGCTGTCGTCGTAAGCACCGCTTGTTTCCAGTTGCAGGTGGAGCGAGTCGTCGGAATAGTCGGCGACAGTGACAAACGATTTCAGCCGGTCCACAAGTCCAGAGCAAGCCATTTCCCAATATCGCGACAGCAATTCGTCGTCCTCCTTCACAGTCGCGACACGGTCTACCACCTCGACTAAAGCATCGCTATCGCTTTTGGCGCCTGCATAAGCCGTAACTTTAGCCAATTCTTTAAAAATATCAGCATTTCTTATAGCTATTTTAATAGTTTTCATACTTTTGCTTGTGTGTTAGAGAAATAATTTATAACTTTGTCATTGATTATGCATTATGCATTATGAATTATGCATTGTATAAAGTGCATTGTATAAAGATTATGCATTATGCATTATAAATTATGCATTAATTAAAAATATGGAGACAGTAAAAGATCGCCTTCTGCGCTATCTTCGTGCCGAGGGCATAAGCAACAGTAAATTCTCTCGCGATATGGGAGTGTCCGTTGCCTACCTTGGGGCAATGAGAAAGTCGATGCCGGAGACGAAAGTGGCTAAACTGATGGAAGTTTATCCCAATCTTAACCGCGACTGGCTCCTATATGGGGAAGGGGAAATGCTCAAGCAAACCTCCCGGGAACAGAATACCACAAGTTGGGCTTCGAATGATTTTGCAGGGTATGTGGTGCCCTTGCTTCCCGTGGAGGCTTTTGCCGGCACGCTTCAGGAATGGTCGGAGGGCGTGCGCCTTCAGGACTGCCGCCGAGTCATGGCGCCCGTAAAAGGCGCTGACTTTGCCATCGACGTTAACGGCGACAGCATGGAACCGAACATTCTCAACGGCTCGCGTATCTTTATCAAGAAAATCAATGACGCGACATTCATACCTTGGGGTAATCCTATGGTGATCGACACTCAAAACGGGGTGCTGGTCAAGGTGATACAGCCGTCGAAAGATGGTGAGCGGTTTGTCGAGGCTCAGAGCTACAACGAGAAATATCCTCCGATGAAAATCTCTAAAAGCAGCATACTCGGACTTTACCGTGTGCTCGCCACAGTCAATACAGCAAGATTGATTTGAGTTGTGAGTTTTGAGTCATTAGTTTATTAGTCATTAGTCATTAGTCATTAGTCGTTAGTTGTATGTTGTATGTTGTCAGTTGTATGTTGGAAGTTGCATGTTGTCGGATTTTAAGACTAAGTCATCGATGTCTTACAACCTAAAACATAAAACTTACAACCTAAAACATAAAACATAAAACACACAACATAAAACCAACAACCACAAACCTATCGCTTACAACATAAAACAGACAACTCACAACATAAAACTGACAACTTACATCCGATATCAATCTCGTCTGACTCATTTATCTTGGGAGCAGGGAGATACCAACCGCTCGCAAGCGTGGCATCTTTGCCGGATGAATAGAGCCGGAGTGCCCGTTTCCCCTCTTTGGTCAGGGTCTCGAAGGCAAGCGGACGCGAGGGTGTGCCGCGCAATCCGTGCCACCGGCTTCCCTGAAGCCGGGTAAGCCAATGATCGGATGGATAGACCTCCGTCACCTCTCTCTCCCAGTCAGACATGCGGAGGCTGTGAAGCACCAGGAAATCGTCGGGGAGAGGGAGCAGAACACAGCCGTCGTCGGAGACGGTCAACCCGTCGTCGGGGAGCAATCGCCACCCCGTGAGCAACCCCTTCGGGGTGGAGAGAATTGCTTGTGCCACACACTCCTCCAGGTTGGCACGGATACGGTCGGCAAGGGAGGGATAAGGCGATTCGGCAGCCGAAGGTATTTCGTCGGGATCCGCTCCGAGGTGGAGCGCGACATTCCTGATTATTTCTGTCACTTTCATTTTTCAATACGATAGAGTGCAATTTTTCCTGATTTAAATTCTTTTGATTTCTCGATAAGATGTTGAATGGCGGGATTTTCGGTAGTGAATGTCGCCGGACGGACCACTGTGGGTCCCATGCTGCCACCCGAGAATTTGATTCTCACTTTCGCGCCTTCCGCAGAGAGGGCGTGTTGCCATTCGAGCAGCCCGTATACGCTGTATGTCTTTTTCATTTTGTCTTGGTCTTTTGTTTTGGTCGTTGGTTGTTGGTCGTTGGTCAAGGGTGTATGGTTTTATGTTTTAGGTTGTAAGTTTTATGTTTTAGGTTGTAAGTTTTATGTTTTAGGTTGTAGGTTGTAAGACATCGATGACTTAGTCTTAAAATCCGACAACATGCAACTTCCAACATACAACTGACAACATACAACATACAACTAATGACTAATGACTAATAAACTAATGACTCTCAACCCTAAACCCTAAAATCACACCACAATCTCCTCGTTGATAAGCTGATGCCACTCCGTTGTGTCGGTGTCGACAGTTGCACGCCACATCTGTCCCTCACGTGCCGAGGCTGAAATCCCGGGACAATTTTTCGTGAGAAGATAGACTGCGCCATTCTTGGGTCGAGGGGGCGCCGCCGTTGAATCCCAAAGTGTTATGTTGGTGGCGCCGTCGGTAGGTTCGTCGCTTTCACCGTCGATCCATACGTGACACGTACCCTTCAGGGCTAAGGCATCCCAGATAAGAATACCGTTGCGGGTTGCCTCCTCCCCGGCGACCCTGTCTTCGAAAGAGTGCTCTGCGGAATAGACGTAATGCACGAGACGGTTCTCACCGATCAAACCTCCGGAATTGCTCCATCCGAGACGGTCGAGCGTGGGTTCACGCTTTATCTGGATGTCGCCGAAGACTGTATGCAGATTGGTGACGGTCCATCCCACCTTGTTGGTCTTCGTGGTGATAAGTATCTCCGGATGATCCTTATAGTCAATCTTCTGGATAGACTCCAAGAGATTTTTTCCTGCAAGGAGGATCGCACTTTTAGGCACATCCTCGCCGGTGAAAAACATTTTCGCCATAGCGATGATATTGTCTACATTCCACGTCACGGGTTTCTGAAGCACGCGCTTGAACTGCCATCTTAAACCCTCTGTGGTATAGATGGTTTGCATACCCATCTTCGGCACGGTGACCTTGAATTTTCCGGCTCTTCCCGCCCAGAGCGTCCGGTTGCCCCTCACTTTGAAGTTGGCGATAGCCTGCTCGGCGATTACGGCTTTAGAGAAAGGTATCCTCTTTTTCTGGCTTTCAAAATAGTCGCTCACAACCTGGTTCATACCCCGTTTCTGGAGATATATGCGCGTGGGCTGAGGGAGGATCATCTCCGGCTCTACCTCTTTCTGGGTTTCATAGAGAGAGTTGGCGAGTATCACTAAGGGTGTGCCGGCAGGTATGTCGGGCACAATGCATGTTTCGTCGTCGGGATTTGCCTTCTTGCCGTTGACCGCCCTTACGTAAGGCATGGCTCCCCGTCCCTCCGATCCTGACACTATCAGCATAAGGTCTTTACCGGGAGTCTCTTTCGTTCCTGTCGGGTCGTAGCCGTTGACTCCCTTCACGAGAAGGGTGGTGTAGGGGGTAAGAATAGGGATATCGTAGTCTTCCACCTGCAGCGGGGCAAAAGAGCGGTTCTTGCTTGTGGTAAGTCCGTTGGTATATATGATTGATTTTGATTCGTCGATCATATAGTGGTCCACCTCCGGACTGTTGACGTTCACCCTTTTTGCTTTCAGCATAAGGTTCATAAGCGGTGTGTCTTCGCTGTTGAAGCGGAAGAGTTCGTCGTCTACCGCCGCTCCGATCAGGTTGCCGCCGTCTATTCCGCCCGTGGCTGCAGCCGCGGCACTTACCGTAACCGGCTGACCGGGCATTTGAGTGTTGGCGCCGGAAGTTCCGGCTACTGTTGTCGGGTTACCGGTCACTACGTCGATAACCTCTCCGTTTGTTTGTGTAGATGTTGTCATTTTATTCAGTTTTTAGTTTTTAGTTGTGAGTTGTGAGTTTAGGGGCGAGGAAATGTGGAGACGAGGCAAAAACTGCGTTTTTGAACGCAACCTTGGTAATTTTGAATGTTAAATTATCCATTATCCATTATCAATTATGCATTATGCATTATGCATTAACTCAGGCTTCTCCGGCTATCCTGAAGATGTTGCCGTTGTCGCAGGAGGAAGGCGCCGTGTTCCCTTTCAGGTTGGGCACGTCTTCGGTTACGGCAGGGAATTCCTCGATCTCGATCCCGGCATTTTTACCGGCTATCACTCCTTGGCGGTAAGCTTCCTCTTTTTCGAGTTTGATCCGGAGTGCAGATTCCTCCTTCTCCCTCTCATAGTTGAAAACTTTCAGCAACGCATCGAGTATCGTGCCGCTTACTTTCCCCTTCAGGGCACCGACAGCCATCTCTGCGAGCAGCGAGAGCAATGCACGGACCATGGTGGCGGCGAGGTCGTTTTCTTCGGCAAACTTGCGGATCTCACGGAGCGACTCCACGATATTGCGCTTCAAGGCGTAAGGGCAGGATTCATGTTTTTCGTCGTTTTCCGTTTCCCGTTGTCCGTTGTCAGTTTCCTGTTTTCCGTTATTCGTTGTTGATTCTCCGGTCGCTTTGTTGATAAGCGTTGTTATCACTTCGGGAGCCGGTTCCGACGGGATGCGGTCCATCTCCGGTGCCTTTAAATGAAGAATTTCTTTCACCCAGGCTAAAATTCCTTTTGTAGACGGAATTTTTTCGTTCTCTTTTTCTTGCTGTATCATAAGCCTTTCTTTAGAATTGTTTAAAATTTACACTGCAAAATTATAATTTATTTAAGCATTGCTATTCTTATTCTGAAATTTTTGTTTAACTTTGCAACCAGAGAACCTTTTTTTTCAATTCATAATGCATAATTCATAATGGATAATTGATAATGGATAATTGATAATTCAACATTCAAAATTCAACATTCAACATTCAAAATTGCCAAGGATGCGGAGCTGTTGCGTTCAAAAACGCAGTTTTTGCCTCATATCCTCATTTCCTCGCTCCTAAATTCAAAATTCAACATTCAAAATTCTAAACGACAACGCTATGCGAAAGAAAAACTCTACTTTAGAATTCGGACGGGAGAGAAACGAGTTTCTTCTCCGGTCGTTCAGGGAATCGATTGCAGCTCAATCGAAAATCTCTATCGACAATGCCTTCCGTCAGGCAACTGAGAAACCGGCACCCAGATTCTGGGTCAGCGAAGTGAGGGCTGCCAACGTGATCGGCAAAATGCTTGCCGGCGACGACCCGACCGCCGACATGGTGCCTGAAAAGCGCGAGATGTATCGCGAAATGTTCGCACGCTTCATGGCTATGCGTGAGGAAAATCCCGACGCCTCGATTGCCCGACTTTGTTTCGAGGTGGTCAACGACGAGGCTCCGCGCAGCTACATGTCGTGGCATCGCGCACGCGTGCTTATATATCAGGAGATAAACCGCCAGAAAAAGGAAAGGAGGGAAAATGGACGAAAAAATCTGTGAACTGCTGAAAGAGAATCTCCGGCGCAATGAGGCGATTTCCCGCCCATACGACCCTATTGCAGGTGACCCGGACGACCCCGACCGCGTATGGTTTCCGGTCAAAGGGCTTGAATGCCGCATTCCCAAGACAATGGAGAGTGAACTCTTTGTGCGCGAGCTCCTTCATTTTGAAAGTCTGGAAAAATATCTTGCCGTAACGAAGAAATGTGTGTCACAGGAACTGACAGATGCCGTCATCAGAAAATGGACTCTCCTCCGTTGCCGACACGATTTCCCCTTTTGGGCTGCCACTTTCGCCTATATCAAGAAAAAAGGTGGCGGCGACGATGTCTTGTTTGTGCTCAACCGTCCACAGCGCAAGCTCGTTGACGCGCTCGAAAAGATGCGACGCAACGGAGACCCCATCCGGCTTATACTCCTGAAAGCGAGACAATGGGGAGGCAGCACGTGTGTGCAACTCTACATGGCTTGGCTGCAATTGGTTCATGAGAAGGGACTCAACTCGCTGATTATTGCGCATCAGCGTGCCGCCACCGACGAGATCAAGGATATGTTTGACCGTATGCTCAAAAATTATCCGGTGGATGAATTTGAAGATCCCGAAGCCGAAAACGAACCGGATGACGCTCCCGGCGGGAAGAAGACGGAGAGAGTGGGTGGCGCCGGGGCGGCGTTCAGGGTGATCGGGCGTAACTGCAAGATCAAGGTGGGTACCGCCGAAACTCCCAACTCCAGCCGTGGCGGCGATTACAATCTTGTGCACTGTTCGGAGGTGGGGCTTTGGAAATCAACGAATAAGAAAACCCCTGAGGATATTGTCAGAGCTTCCACATCAGGCGTGCTTCTCAAGCCGATGACCATGATTGTCTACGAATCGACCGCAAACGGCACCGGGAATTTCTTCCATAAGGAATATGTGGCTGCCGCGAAGGGGGAAAGCCAGTTCACTCCTCTTTTTGTTGCATGGTATGAGATAGAGCAATATTCCTACCCTTTCAAGGATGACGCGGCTCGCGAAGAGTTTGCCGTCAGACTGTATGAGAGGCGTGAGGCTCAACAGGTTGACAGCGACCGCCGTCAACCGGGCGCCTATCTCTGGTGGCTGTGGGAACGCGGCGCCACGCTCGAGGCTATCCATTGGTATGTGAATGAGCGTGCCAAGTATTCCGACCATGGACTCATGGCTGCGGAATATCCTTCGGACGATGTGGAGGCTTTCGTGCATTCCGGGGCACGGGTGTTCGACCGCTACAAGGTGGAGGAACTGCGCAAGGATTGCCGCGAGCCGGCGATGCGGGGAGAGATCGACGGCGACGCGGCATCCGGTGAAGGGTCTCTTAAGAATCTGAGGTTTTCTCCCGACGCCAACGGAGGACTTGCCATCTGGAGTGACCGTGAAATCATGAGAGGGGAGCGGGTTGCCGACCGTTATCTTGCTGTAGTAGACATCGGCGGACGGTCTCAGTCGTCAGACTGGTCGGTGGTTGCCGTGTTCGACCGTCTTCCGATGATTTCGGGCGGGAAACCGGAGATTGTGGCGCAATGGCGCGGACATGTCGATTTCGACCTGCTCGCCTGGAATGCGGCGCGTATTGCCAAATACTATGACAATGCCCTGTTGGTGATAGAGAGCAACACCCTGGAGACGCACGACCCTTTCCGGAGCGGGGGGAGTGAGCAATCGTCGTTCCTGCTCAACAGGCTAAGGGGCGCCTATCCCAGGCTGTATGCACGCAAACGGAGTGAGACGGATATTCGGGAAGGTGTGCCGGTGAAATATGGTTTCCATACCAACACGGCTACGAAACCGATGGTTATTTCAATGCTTGTGCAGGCGATCAGGGAAGGACTGTATGTGGAGAGGGACGAGAAATGTCTTTCTGAATACCTTGCCTACGAACAGAGACAGAACGGGAGTTACGGGGCGTTACCGGGCAACCACGACGACCTGCTGATGACCCGCGCCATCGGATTGCACATCTGCCTGAGGGAGATGCCGATGCCGGCTTATGTATTGCCCGATGACAGCTATACCTATCGCCAGCGCCCCGTCTCCGCCGCCGTCTTCTAACCCAACACAACAACAAATAACAACATAAGAACACAAGGACATAAGTAAAAAAACAACATAAGAACACAAGGACAGAAGTAAAAACAACATAAGAACACAAGGACATAAGAATTTTAATATAAATCTTCTGTCCTTATGTCCTTCTGTTCAAATATAATCTTGTGTTCTTATGTCCTTCTGTTCAAATATAATCTTGTGTTCTTATGTCCTTCTGTTGAAATATAATCTTGTGTCCTTATGTTCAAATCCGGGTCTGCCTCAATTACTCATTACTAAGCCGTTAATTCTCCAGATTATTCTTAAACCATAAACTCACAACTCACAACTCACAACTAATTGTCAAGAGTTTGACGTTGGCTTCGGAGATGAAGGAGGCGAAGGTGTCGAGAAGGTCGGTGAGCGATGTGAGTGCGTTCTGTGTCTGCTGGTTGTAGAGCGTTCCACTGATCGAGTTGTTGCTGAGGTTGCCTTGCAGCGTTCCGGTGACCCCGGATATGTCTTCAAGCATCTTGAGCTGTATGTCAAGAAGTTCACTGATGCCGATATTGGTGGCGTTGCCGCTTACCTGTCGCGGGTCCGGCATACCCGGATCGTGCTTATATACAATCACACCGTTAAAACGGCTCCACTGGTCCGCAACGTCGGGTATGCGGTCTTTGTTGACGGCTCCTTCCGGCAACAGCAGCACACCCTTCGCCGAGGCACGCATGATCCAGTCGTACATCGTTATAAGACGGTTTGTATATCTCTGCTGGTCAATGATATCGGCAACAAAGCTATGTATCTCCCCATCCAGGAACGGATAACATTTAAAAGCGTATGGATGGCTTTTATGGGGGTAAGGGGAATAACCCTCGCGGAGTATTTCCCCTTCCGGATTTATGAAATAGTAGCGCCACACATTGTCGAGTATCCATTTCGAGGGCATCGAGTGGAGGCGTGTTTCCCGTTTCCACACATTCTCATCCATTTTCATCAGTACACCACGTTCGCGGTCGTGCACAAGACGGCGTCCCACTCGTTCATGCCTCCAAAGTTCAACGATCCTGACCTTATACCCTTTGCCATAGAGCGACAAAGCGGATTCATATTCTTTGCGCGTACGAACGAAGGCGTCGCAATAATCCGCGAAACCTGTTTCATGAATCTGCCCTACAATATTGAGATCTCCTCCACGGATGTCGCGTGAAGATACGTCGAAGAAGAAACTGTCTGGCGACACGTAGTCGCTGTGCGGGATGACTTTGCCGGCATCCCGGGTGGTGTAGATGCGGTGTATCGCCATCCCGGATATAAGAAATTCCTCCATGGTGCGGGAATAGAGTTCATAGAGGGAATTTGCGGCGGAGATTGCCTTCAGGGAATCGTCCCAGGTTTCCATTTTCTCTGCAAGCTGACGGCGAAATACACCCAAGACATTCCGTACGATCCTGCGGATAAGATTGTTTTTCAGCGGTATGTTCCCCTCCGAGACGATGTAGTCATATTCCGTCATGCGGCAACCGTTGACGGTGATCATGTCGCCCCACTGTTTGCCGAAGGTATAGTTTTTGTTACGGATGCGTTCGGTTCGGAAGGTGGAGCGGGCATTCCAGTGGTCGAGCGCCTCGTGGAGAAAAGTGAGACCGCGATAGTCCGGATTATTCAAAGAGTCGGTTCTGTCCAT